AATGAGATTGGTAAAGATGCCCATAAATACAAAGTTCTGGAGAATCAAGCAGAAATTAGGTATTGGGATTCCAATATTGGTAATGGAAACATAGAAAGGCTTTATTACTTTAAAGCAAAAATAGTTTCTAGTGATGAATATATGCCAGATGAGGACTTTAAGAAGCTCCTAGCAAGTGCAGGTAGGTTAAAGAAACAAGATAAAAAGAAGCCTGTAAAAGATTCTAAAACTTTTGTTATAGCACTTGCAGATTTTCAAATAGGAAAAGAGGGTACTGAGGAAGCAATAGAGAGGTTTATAGACTATATTCCTAAGATTAAGGCACAAGTTAAGCAGATCCAAAAAGTAGAGCCATTAGATCAAGTATTGTTTGCAGGATTAGGGGATCTAGTTGAATCTTGCTCTAATCATTATGCTATGCAGGAATTTAGCACAGTTTTAGATGAAAGACAGCAGCAAAAAGTAGCTAGGAGAATGATTTATACAATAATTAAAGAGATTATGCCATTGTTTAGTAAGGGTGTAGTTTGTTTTATTGGTGGCAATCATGGAGAATCAAGAAAGAATGGCAAAGCTTATACAACTTTTGCAGATAATAAAGATGTGATGTTAGCAGAGGAACTGCAAGAAATATTTAAAGAATCTCCTGCATACAGTAAAAGCTTAGATTTTATTATCCCAGACAATGAATTGCACTTAACAATAGAAGTATCAGACACAGTATTGCTTTTATTACATGGGCATCAGATGAGGGGAGCAGGGAATTCACAAGCTAAAGCAAGAAAATGGCTATCAGATCAAGCTTTTTCTAGAAATGCAACTGCTGATGCAGATATAGTTTTGCATGGACATTATCATTATTTTTCTGCTTATGAAAGTTCTGATAGGTTAATACTACAAGCTCCAACATTAGATTCAGGCTCAGAATGGTTTGAAAATACAAAAGGGGACAAATCTAGGGCAGGAATGCTAACTTTTGTAATTGGAGGAGAAGCTAAGTGGGACTATATTAAGGTTATAAGGTAAATATGAAACTTGAAGTATTAAGATTTAATAGTGGTACAACATTCACTTCTGGATTGCTATTTGATGTAACAGACAATGTAAGATCCTTTTTATGCTACACAATGGAGGATCAATACAATCCCACAAAGATTTATGGAGAAACAAGAATCCCTGCTGGAACTTATAAGCTAACACTAAGAGCTGAGGGAGGTTTCCACAATAGGTACTCTACTAGGTATGCTGATAGACCAAATTGGCATCAGGGCATGATTTTAGTAAATAATGTTCCAAATTATTCTTATGTGCTTTGGCATGTAGGGAATAGCCCAAAAGATACCAAAGGTTGTTTATTGCTATCAAAAACTCAGAAAGATGCTTTTGGAGGAGCTTCTAGAGCTGCTTATGAGGAAGTTTATCCTGTTGTTAGAGATGCAATTCTTTCTGGAGAGGAAGTAACTGTAACTTATAAAAACTTTGATGGAGCTATTGTTTCTAATAAAGCAACAGATGATGTTGTAAATATATCTCAAGTTTCTAAGAATCAGGAGGATATAATGGATATATTATCTACAGAAATAAAACATCTAAAAGCTGAGATTAAAGCTCTTAGACAAGCAATCATACTAAAGGGAATGCAAGTTAAATAATTTAACTCATTCACAATCATGAATATAAAATGCCATTCCTGTATGGAAAAACTAGAATTAATTAATAAGGCTTTTGTATGTATTAATAAAAAATGCAATCAATTTAAAATAATACAAACAAAATTAAAAGAGGAGGAGTGAGTTATGTCAGATGATATGAAAGATATGCTTGAAAGAGCTATTTGGACTTTTGTAGAAGCATTTATTGGTGCTTTAACTATATCTCCATTGGTAGGAGTAGATGCTAATGCTTTACAATTAGCTGCTATTTCTGGTGGTGGTGCAGCTTTAGCTGTAATAAAGACTTATGCAAAGAAAAAAGTAAGTTAAAATTTTACTTTAGGAATACTAGCAATAGCTTTCCTTTTGTATATAAAAAAAGAGGAGATTTGTATCTCCTCTTTTTTGTTAAGCAGGTTGAGGTTGATTAGGGCTACAATGAACATACACAAAGGGGTATGTATATGAATATTCTCCACCTGCTCATTAATAACTATAACAAAGCTCTGGAACAAAAATTAATTTATTTCAGTTTATGCCTTTTTGTCTTAACTGTAGTTTATAGTGTTATACACAAATAAACTTTTTCTGTAGCTTTCAAAAAGAGATAGTTGATTAGGATCTAAGATTAGAGGACTAGCTACACCTCATATAAACTAGGGTTAAAGCCTATTACTCCACATATTTAAATGCTACTAAATTTAGGCATTCTGGTTTTTGGGAGGGAGTGGCACAGGGTTAGTTCCACCTACAACCAACACAACAACACTTACTCAATATTGCTCAAGCCTATTAAGGGGCTTGAGCTTATTAATCTTAATTTCTACTTTTAATGCTTTACAATATGACAAATTTTCTTTAATGTTAGATTATAAGTATTAGTTGATTAGGAGATAATAAAAATGTGTAATTGTGAAAACATTTACTACAGCAATGAGGGAGGTATAGATTACTATTACTGCCCAAATTGTGATATTAGCCAAGTTGGTTAATTTTAAAAAATAGTTGATTAGGAGGTAACAATGATGATTCAGGAATGGATTTATTTAGGCTTAGCTTTATATGGCTTTGCTTCATTAATAATAACAATTCTATTTGCTTGGATGTGGATAGAGGAAAAGCTGTTAAATAAAAAGATAGACTTTGAAACAAGACTACACAAAGGAGAGATCCTTAGTAAAGCAAACATTTTTTAATGTTTGAAGCAAAAAATCCAAATAAATATAATTGGTGTTATAAGTTTCTTTATTGGAATAATGAGGAAAATGTTGTGAATTTCTACACAATAGAAACACAATGGGGATTCAAGTATGCAGAAAATATAGCTTGGAACAATGCTATGTGGGATGGATGCAGGAATATGAAATATATTGGAAAAAATAAAATGGAGGTTGAAAATGGCACAAATGCCAAAGTTCTTAGAGGACTATACAACTGTTGATGAACTCATCAACAAAATGAATACAGAATATCCAGAATGCAGATTAATTGCAGAAATGATTGGATATGGAGATGATTGGGTAATATTTAAAAGCTCATTCTATGAAACAAAAGATGACACAGAGCCAAAAGCTGTAGCCTATGCAAAGCAGACAAGCAAAGATCATAATTCTTGGTTTGAGATGGCTAACACAAAAGCTAATGGCAGGTGCTTAAGAATTGTATTCTCTGAATCTACTTTAGCTGAGGAGATGATTGGTATTGCACCTAGTAAAGATGCAGCTCCAGAGAAATCTAATTTAGATAAGAAAGTAGAAGCATTAGAAGCTGAGGGATTAGTTACTGATATTTCACACAAAGCACAAGCTGTAATGAATAGTATTAAGGATTTTGCTATGGATTGCACAGCTCAAGATCTTGATAAAGCAAGACTTTATACTGCTAGTGCTTTAACTGAGCTAGGAATTAGAAAAGAGGATGTAACTATTACTAATCTACAAGCAGTAAAAGATAAGATTCAAGATATTGCTAGTTCTGAGAAAGCTTCATAATGTTAGGTTTATTTGCTAGGAATAAGCATAGTTTTACTGAAATGCTTTTTTTAGAGAAAGATATATCAGAATTTAGAAAAATTAGATATATTTTAGAAGTAGAGGGCAGGATTTGTTCATTAGATCCAGAGTTCTCTACTTCTGGAAACTTAAGAAAAGCTGTGCATAGATTAAACAGAGATTACAATTCTAAAATCTATAAAGAGGAGTGTAATTGTAATTTTAAGGTTGCAGGTAAGCTAAATATGGATGGAACTCCTAGAAAGCATTATGCCTACATAAAGGATTGGGCTTCATGAGTAATAAATATAGACCAACTGCTTTTGCAGATGTAAAAGGAGCTGCAACAAAGATTCAGAGTGTTGATTGGTGGACACCTCCAGAGGTGTTTGATAAATTAGATATAGAATTTGATATTGATGTAGCTTCTCCTATTGGTGGTGTTGATTGGATTCCTGCTAAAAAGTATTATACAGAGCAAGATGATGGATTAACACAAGATTGGGAGGGAACTGTTTGGATGAATCCTCCTTATGGTATAGCTACAGGATCTTGGCTTAATAGATTTGTAAAGCATGGAGATGGTATTGCTCTAGTTTTTGCAAGAACAGATACAAGATGGTTTCATAATTATGCTCTTAAAGCAGATGCACTTTTATTTACTAAGGGTAGATTAAAATTTATTAATCCAGAAAGAAATGATACAAGCACTTCTGCATCAGGCTCATTATTTGTAGCTTGTGGAAGTAAGTCTATAAAAGCTTTAAAAAATTCTAAAATGGGATGGTTTATTAATTTATGAGTAAATTAAGTAAGCCATTACAAGTATTCTGGAATAATCAGATTGCTAATGACAATGTTAAAGCAGCTCCATTCTCTGGTAATTGTATGTTTTGCACTAAAGCAATAACAGAAAAGGATGAGGATCACTCTGTCTGCAATATTTGTTGGGCAGATTTAGGAGATGATGAGTGATTGAACTTTTATTAACTTGCTCATTGTTAGGTACTGTTCATTTTAACCTAGATGAAGTAACTGATATATATAAAGTATCTAATCAATGTGAGTTAGTAGAGGTGGTGCAGGAGTGGATTCCATTAGTTAATATCCACTTTAAAGAGGATGAAGCTCTTGCATTAACTGTTATTTATTGTGAAAGTAGAGGATATGCTAATGCTACAGGCTATAACAGAGATGGCTCAATAGATCAGGGTTTGTTTCAATTTAATAATAGAACTGAGAAATGGCTTGAGGATGATATCTATAATAAAGAACTAGATATGTATGATGCAGAAACTAATGTAAAAGCTGCTAGATGGCTTTCTTTTTATGATGGATGGCATCATTGGAACAGTAGTAAGCATTGTTGGGGGAGATATGGTTAATGCTAATAATAGGAGAGATTTCAAAGCAGAGGAATATAATCTTTATGATGTTAGGAAAGCTAGACCATTCTGGAATCAAGTCTGTGAAGCTAATCAATGGCAAGTTATAAAAGATGAGGAGGACTTTGCAGAGGACTATGTTTGTAAAATACTTAATAATCTTTATGTTATGGAGCTTCAGGTTGTTGGTTATTGGCATAATTTTGACAAAGATTATATAAGTAATTTATGGATCTCAGCAAGTAAAGTAGATAATCTTAAAAAGAAAGCACAGGAAAAAAACACAAGATCAGGATTAATTTTTCTTAATTGTGTTCCTAATAGATTTATAGGTATAGATATAGAGGAAATAAAACAATCATTCAAAATAAATAGAAGTGATGGAGAAAAATCTTATAAAATACCACTTAAACAAATTTATTATCTTTATAAAGAATTATTAGATAATAACTTCTGTGATTGCTTAGAAAATCACATAGAAATTATGGATCAGGGTAATGGTAGAATCCCAATGGCTCAAAGGAATGTAAATTTAAGAGGTAAAAATGGAATATGCTGCTGATGAAATAAATTATGGCTATAGAGCCATTATGATGCTTATTAATTCTGAACATACTCTTATAGATAAGATTGAAAATATAAAAGAGATTGATGGCACAAAAGAACATCCATTATTCGGTACAAGTCAGGGTGGAGTAACTTTCTCTATGATGCTTAAAGGTATGCAAACACTTGTAGAGATTGTGTTAAATAAGGGAGATAGATTTGATATAAACACTATGACAGAGCTTGGAAGTGCAACTGTTATAGATGAAACTGTTGAAACTCTATATAATTTTTTACATATTTTTTACACTAACTTAAAAGATGATGAGAATAAACTACTTAGAGAGGCATTAGATCCTCATAACTACAGGAAAGCTGCTAAAAAAATGCACTATAGAGAGATGTTTGGTGATGATTCAGCTATTTAATGGAAATTGTTTAGAGGTAATGAAAGAGTTACCAGATAACTCAATAGATTTTATTTTAACTGATCCACCTTATGGCACAACAGCTTGTAAATGGGATTTTGTAATACCTTATGGACCAATGTGGGCAGAATTAAAAAGAATTAGAAAAGATAATACAGCAATAGCATTATTTGGAACTGAGCCATTTAGTAGTCATTTAAGATTAAGTAATTTAAAAGAGTTTAAATATGATTGGATTTGGCATAAAAACACATATTCTAATTTTGCAAGTTCAAAATATAATCCACTAAAAGATTATGAATTTGTACATATATTTGGTAAAGGCAGAGTTAATTACTATCCAATAAAAGAAAAAAGAACTGAAAGTGGATTAAAAAGAAATAATGCAGGATATAAAAATAATAATTTTAATGTTGGTAGTGAAATTTCTGGAATAAAAAAACCTATACATCAAAATAATTATGATAAATTAAAAAATCCAACATTAATAAAATATTTTAATAATAGACTACCAAATGAAAGAGGATTACATCCAACACAAAAACCAACAGAATTGCTTGAATATTTAATAAAAACATACACAAAAGAAAATGAAACAGTTTTAGATTTTACTATGGGATCAGGTAGCACAGGTGTAGCTTGTGTAAATACAAACAGAGAATTTATTGGAATAGAATTAGACAGGGATTATTTTGATATATCAGAAAATAGAATACAAGAAGCATCAAAAAGTTAAATTTGTTATCCCTACAGATTTAAGAATTATAGATCCACAGACAAAAAAGATACTTTGGAAATATGGCACAATACAATTATTTGCTAATAATAAAATTTCTGCATGGGTACTAGAAAACAACACAAAAGAGCCTATTAGAATTTCATTATTTTGTATATTGCCTGTACATTAATATTATATGAAAGCACAAGTTAATTTAAGTCAAGTATTGCAGGGAGGTTTAGCTGCATTAGTTGGATGGCTATTTAAAACTGTTAATGATCTACAACAAGAAGTTGCTGTTTTAATGGTACAAATATCAGATGTCAAAGAGGATCTAATGTCTTTGGCTATGAGGGAACAAGAACTAAATTCTGCAATAACTGAGATTCTTATAAAACTAGGTGGCTAGTATGGACAAAGATTTCATACTACCTGATAATTTAATTACAGATAATCCTACATTTATAGACACATCACAAGAATTTGAGGATGATTGTGGAGATGCCTGTAAAATATGATTAGTAAAATAAAAGATAATCTTGCAATAGTTGTTACTGCTATAACTCTTATGGGATCTATTGGAGCAGGAGTACAAAGCTTAGGAGCTGTCATTAATACTCTTACAAACATAGATGAGAGAATGAACACTATTGAATATGATTTTCAAGCTCTTAAAGAATCTACAATGGTTTCTAATGATATTGCAATATTATATGAAAAGATATACCAACTAGAGCAAGTTGCTTATGATGCAGAGTATTTAGATACAGAACTTACAACACTTAGAGCTAATTATCAGAACTTAGAATCAGAAGTGAGAGATTTAGAATGGAAGGTTGAGGATTTTCAGGCTAGATATATTTCTGATTTAAACAATCCTGCTCAAGATTCACAAGCTTATGAGCTAATGAAGTGGGAATGGCAAGATCTACTTAAGAAAATAACAACTTTAGAGAATAATCAGCTTGAATCATGGGAATGGGATAACCTTAAAGATAGAATTACTTATCTTGAAGCTTATATGCACAATCACTAATGCACTGTAATTGTACTAATCTTTGCTGTGGTTGTAGTTTGCATTGTAATAATAGAACTTAGGTTATACTAAATCTATGGATTACATAGATGATATGTCTTTAGCTTTACCTAATCAGCAACAAGTAGGGGAATCTAATGTTGATTTTAAGAGATTTCAATATTATTTAGGTTTAGGTGCAGGTAGAACACTACCTAGAGTTGCACAAAATTTCAGTTTGACAGAGAGGAGAATATATCAAATATCCTCTAAAAATCAATGGTTAGATAGAGTAAAAGCTATAAATAAAATGCTTAATGAGCAGATAATTGGGGAGGTTTTTGCTCAAGTAGGAGAAACTGCAAGAGATCTAGCTCAAGAGCTTAAGCCTGTAATATTTAGAATTATTAATGAAATAAATGAAAGAGATTTAGCTTCACTTAATCCAACAGAACTAAAGGGGTTATTAGATATTTGTTATAAGATGATTAGCCAGATTTATGGCTTAGGTACTCCACAAGTAACAGTAAATCACATAGAACAACCACAGATTAAATTTAAGTGGGATTGGGAGCAGGATGATGAGCCAGATTATTGAGGCTACTCCACCTGATCTACATTCTGGACAATTAGAAGTTATACAAGCATTAGATGAACATAGATTTATTATTGCTGTATGTGGCAGGAGATGGGGTAAAACTACATTATCTTTAGTTGCTGCTGTTGATCAAGCACTTAAAGGTTTAAAAGTTTGGATTATTTTTCCTGTATATCCACAGGCTTTAGAGTCTTGGCTTAATCTAAAAAGCTTAGTTAGACAGTTACCAGAGGATTATGCAGAAACTAGAGAAGTAGAGAAAAGAATAGTCTTAGCTAATGGAGGATCTATACAGATTAAATCAGCTAATAAGCCAGAAACTCTTAGAGGTGCAGGTGGTATATCTCTTATAATCTTTGATGAGGTTGCTTATCAAGATAAAGAAACTTGGGATACAGTTAGACCAATATTATCTGATAGCTTAGGCAAAGCTTTGTTTATATCTACACCTAATGGGATGAACTGGTTTTATGAGTTATTTGATAATGCTAAGAGGAGAGCTGATTGGAAAGTTTTTCATTATCCAACAGAGCAATCTCCTAGAATTAATAAAGATGAGTTAGCACAAGCCAGAGAGGAGTTAGGCTCTATGGTGTATGCACAAGAGTTCTTAGCAGAATTTACTCAAGTAGGACACATGTTTAAAAGAGAATGGTTTAAGTATTATGAAACTATTGCAGGAGATGATCCTGAATATGTTTTAGGAGATGAAGTAGTAAAGCATTCAGAACTATCTATCTTTGGAACTATGGACACAGCATTAAGCATTAAAGAAACTGCTGATTATTCTGTAATAATAACAGTTGGAACTACTCCTAGTGGTAAGCTTTTAGTAATGGATGTATTCAGAGCTAGATTAGAAGCTCCAGAGTTACTCCCACAGATAGAAGCAAAGATTGATGAATACAATATGTCTTGGTTGGGAGTGGAGGATTCTAGTTTTGGTTTAGGAATAATTCAGATGGCTAGGAGGCAGGGTTTGCCCATAAGGAACTTAAAAGCAGATAAAAGTAAAACTGCTAGAGCTGTACCAGCAGCAGCAGGTGTAGAAAATGGCACTATATGGTTTTTGAAAAATGCTAAATGGCTTGTAGAATTTGAAAGAGAATTAACTAGCTTTCCATCCTCTGGATCTCATGATGATATGGTGGATGCCTTAGCTTATGCAGCTAGGTTTGGAATAGTTAGAAAAACAAATTGGAGTGTTACTTAATTGGGAATAAGAGATAATATTAGAGGCTTCTTTGCTCAGGAAGTTCAAACAGAAAAGAAATCTGGGCAGTATCCAACATCACAAGTAGTATTTCCATTTAATACTGATGCAGGTTATTTTAGTGGAGTTAATCAGATGAGCCCAGAGGGTAACTCAGCTGCTCTTGCTTGTTTAAATGTACTAGGCACAGCTTTTAGTGAGCCACCACTTAAAGTATATTTAAAGAATCAAGAGGGTATGGATTATGTAATGAATCATCCTGCTGAACAATTACTACTGAATCCTAATCCAAATATGACAGCATCACTACTGAATAACTATATTGTTACTTCTGTAGCTGTATCTGGAGATGCTTTTATCTTAAAGCTTAGAAATGATGCAGGAGCTGTAGTTCAATTAATACCACTACTTCCAGAGATGGTAGAAGTTAAGGGCAACACAGAACAATTAATAACTAAGTATGAATATAAGCAGAAGGGCAACACTATGAGCATTTTGCCAGAGGATATGATACACCTTAGAGAGAGAATAGATCCTAGAAATCATAGGAGAGGACTTGCTCCTCTAAGATCAGTTATGGTTGAGATTTTAGGAGATGCAGCAGCTTCACAGATGGGAGCAGCATTAGTTAAGAATACAGGTGTTCCTAGTGTTGTTATATCTCCAAAGAATGATTTATCTATGACAAGTGATGAAGCTGAGAACATAGCTGAAGTATTTGGCAGGAGATTTGGAGGAGAGAACAGAGGCAGACCATTAGTTATTTCTGGGGGAGAAGTAGATATAAAAACTCTTTCCTTTAGCCCTAAAGATTTAGAGATTGGGAAACTTAGATATATTAATGAGGAGAGAATCTCTGCTGTTTTAGGTACCCCAGCAATATTGGCTGGACTTGGCAGTGGGCTAGAAAGAGCCACCTATTCCAATGTTAGAGAACTTAGGGAGTTCTTTACAGAGCAAAAACTAATTCCAATGTGGAAGCACTTTGCCAATGAATTTACCAAACAATTATTACTACAAGACTTTGAGGACAATACAGATTACTGCTTTAAATATGATCTTTCTGATGTAAGAGCTTTAAGTCAGGATGAGGATGCAACTATGCAGAGAGTAGTAACAGGATTTAATGCAGGGTTTGTAACAGTAAATGAAGCTAGACAAGCTAATCAGTTACCTGCTTTAGATGATGGAGATTACTTTATAAGAAATATGATGGTTGCAGAAGTTCCTGTTGAGGGAGATGATGTAACAATGTATCAAGCTGAAACATCAGAGGACATAGAGGAGAAAGCTGTATCTAAAAGAATAGAGGGAATACTTAGAGACAAAGTCAAAGAACATAATGACAAAGAGCCAAAGTATAGAGCTACTTTCTCAATGCTAAGACAAGTATTTGAAAGAGGAGTAGGTGCTTATAATACTAATCCACAATCAGTTAGACCAAATGTAACTAGCTCAGACCAATGGTCATTAGCTAGAGTTAATACTTTTATAAGAGCATTAAGTTCTGGTAAGTTTCCTAATAGAGCCTTTGATACAGATTTGCTACCAGAGGGGCATCCTAAAAGCACAAAAAAAGAAATAGATTTAGAAATAGAAACTAAGGTAGATAAAGTTCCTAGTTATATTCAAAAGAATGCACAAAGAGGATTAGATCTCTTAGAGTTTGCAGGTAGTGGCTTGACAGATAAAACAAAGAGAGAAGCTAGAGAGATGGCTAGTGGAAAGATTAGTGATAATAAAGTTGTAAGAATGTCAGCTTGGTTTGCTAGGCATGAGGGAGATTTAGATTCAGATAAAGCTAATGATTATCTTAATGGAGATAGTGATAGACCAACAGCAGGTCAGGTAGCTTGGTTGTTATGGGGTGGAGATATATCTAAGAGTAACAAGATGAGAGCTGCTAATTGGGCAACTAAAGAAGCAGATAAAGTTAAAGAAAATAAAACAATTAACTATCCACTATATGGATGGCAAGAGCCAACAGTAAAGATTTTAGGACTTCCTACTGTAAAACATTACAGAACAGAGATAGAAAAGAAAGAACTCTGGAAAGCTATAAATGGATTAGAGAATGCTTGGAGTGAGTATATGTCTAATATTTATGCAAAAGAACTTAACAGACAAAAGAGAGGCTTATCTAATGTTGCTAAAGGTAGTCATGATTTATCTGCATTAGAAACTAATGTAGATATATTCTTAAATGAATCTAAGTTTGATAAAGAATTACTACCATTGTTCTATTCTCTTGGGGATGATATGTCAGTAAGAACTTGGGATAATCTCTTTCCTGCACAAGAAAATTTTAAAGCAGCAGATCCTGTTGATTTAGGAGTACAGATTGATGAGGAACAAGCAATTAGAACTGTTTTTGGTACATTAGCAGCAGGAGCAGTATTAGATCCCAGAACATTTAATAAAATTGTTGAGGGTGGCTTCTACAGAGGACAAAGAGAAGTTCCTGCAGAAGTTAGGTCATTATTTCAAGATTCACAAGCAGCAGGGTTTGTGCAAGATAATGCAAAGAAAGTTATGAATGACTTAAATGCAACTACTAAAAAAAGAATTACTACACAGATAACAAAGACAATAAAAGAGTTTGAGGAGCTTGGAATAGTTAATCCTGTTGCAGGTACTCCTGATGGAGATAAGTTTTTTAATGAGTTAGCTAAAAGAATTAATACAGTACTAGGAGGACAGAACTTAGGTAGAGCTAAGAATATAGCTAGAACAGAAGTTGGTAAGGTAAGTTCTTGGAGTCAGCAAAGAGCTGCAAAAGCTACAGGCAAGACTTTAGAAAAAGAGTGGGTATCTAGGAGAGATGGAGTTGTAAGAGAAGCACATTTTGAGCTAGACAATCAAAGAGTTCCTCTGAATAGTTTTTATCTGTATAATGGTATTAAGTTGGATGCTCCTAGAGATCCTAATGCTCCAATTAGTTTGATAGCTAATTGTAGATGTACAGAAGCTTATATTGAGGTAATAGATGAATGAAATAGATAGACCAGAGAATTTATCCTATAAGAATGCTCCTATTGAGCTTAAAGAGGATGGAGATACAAGATACATAGAGGCAGTTTTTTCATTATTTGACACTATAGATTCAGATAATGATGTAACTAAAGCCAATGCTCTTAGATCAGGATATACAGGCAACAAAGTGCCATTAGTATGGAATCATGATTGGAGTAAGGTCATTGGTAGAGGTGTTATAGAAACAGATAATCAAAAAGCTGTGTTTAAGGGTTATTTTTTAAATACTGAATCAGGAAAAGAAGCTTATGAAACTGTAAAGGCTATGCAAGATATGCAACAATTTAGTTATGGGTTTCAAGTAATGAAATCAGAAAAAGCATCTCATATAGATTCTAAAGGAGAGGAAGTACCTGTAAGAGTATTGCAAGATGTAAAAGTCTGGGAAGTATCTCCTGTTTTAGTAGGAGCTCAACAGAACAGTTTTGTTCAAGCTCTTAAGTCAGGATTACAAGATTATGATGATTGGAATACAGAGTTTGAGGAAGTTAAAGAACAAGTAGGAACAGATGAATATACTACACAACAAGAAGCTGCTGAGAGAGCAAAAGAGATTGGTTGTGAGGGTACTCATACTCATGAGAAAGATGATGGCTCAGTAATATATATGCCCTGTGCAACTCATAATGATTATGTCAATGAAAAAGAAAAGAAATATGGCAAGAAAAAATGCACTTATGGAAAAGATGGCAAATGTGCCAAAGAAATGAAACAAGATTTAGAGATTTCAAGTGAATCTGATACAGGTATCAGTAAATCATCCCAACAGGGTATGAGGCTTGGAGAACATGCTGTAGCTTCTCTTGAGGAGTTAAAGGCATTCACAGAGAGAATAGAGGATCTTGCATCCTTAAAAAACTCTGAAAAAAAGACACTTAGCCAGAAATCTACAGAGATGGTAACTACATACATAGCAGGACTAAATGCAATTTATTCTAAGTTGGATGATGTCTTAGCTGAGTATGGGTATGATCCTGTTAAAGATAATGAGCTATTCATTGATGTTCAAAAGAACATTATGAAAAATAACTGAAATAGGAGAAAATAATGGCAACATTAAAAGAAATGAGAGCTGAAAAAGCTGTCAAATCAGAGGAACTTGCTAGAATTTTTGATTCTGTTAAGGATATGTCTGAACTTTCATCAGATCAAAAAGAAACAATTAAAAGTAGAAATGATGAATTAGCTTCTTTAGGAGATAAGATTACTGAATTACAGGATCTTGAATCTGTTAAGAGTGCTAACAATGATGATATGGAAGCTTCTAAAAAAGTTTCTGGAATGCCTGTATATGGAGAGCCAGAAGTTGAAGCTCCAAAATCACTTGGACAACAATTCTTAGATTCAAAAGCTTACAATTCCTTTGTAGAACATGGTATTAAGAATGTGCCTTTTGAGGCAAAAACTACTATGACTACTTCTGTTTGGACTAGAGATACTGTTTATAGTCAGGTTATACCTGCTATTGAGCCAGATCCTAATCCTGCATTAGATTTAGTAGATTCTATTAATACAGATCAAACAACCTATTACTTTTTGCAAGAATCAGCAACAAATAATGCTGCAGAAAAAGCAGAAGCTGCTGCAGCTCCAGAGGATGCTTTTACTTATAGTGCTGTTACAGCACCTGTAAGAAAATTCATCACAACTTTGCCTATAACAGCAGAGTTGCTTGAGGATCAAGCAGGAGCAAGAGCATATTTTGATGGCAGACTTGCAAATCATGTAATGCAAAGATTAGAAAAACAATTCCTA